ACTCCATCAACCAGACTTCTTGTCCCTCATTTATCTCAGAGGCGTATCGTCTGATTTCCCTATGTGCGGTTACCTTCTTGCATTGCCCGCACTTAAATGGATGCATTTCAAGGCTCATCTATAACGCCTATTTGCAACAATAACGGCCAATAAAGCACCGAGAGAATTGCCAACTATTAGACCGATTAAAATTAAAAATAAATCGGCATTATTCATTTCTGAAACACCCAACTGCCATCTGATCCGATACGCATCCACTTAGCTGGATGGCCAGACTTAGGCGTAGGGCAGACCCAGCCGCGATACTCCTTACCCTCTTTTGTGCCGGACTTCAGCACCATCGGGCCATCACCACCAGAGCAAAGCGGAATCTCATCAACTATCTCAGCACCTAACTGATTAGCCATTTCGCTAACGTCCCACACTATTGGCTCTGGGTCGTTTGGTCTTTGTTCCTTAATGAATTCAGCCAATTCGGGCTTCATTGTTTGAATTGGTTTCTTCGGTGCTGGGTTAGGTTTTGCTAGGAAACCAGCTAAGTTAAGTGCGCGAGATATTGAACCAGTTTCAGCTAGCTCCAGGGCATATTGTTTAGACTTTGACTCAGAAGATAGCCCGGTAGTCCAAGGATTAGCATCTGCTTCCGTTCTCCAAATTTCACACTTAACAATGTAAACATCACAGTCTTTAGCTAGTGACTCAGCCAAAACGTGAGTCTTAACTCGATAATCAGGATTTGCTTCAATAAATTGTTTAAAGCGTTCCCAAGTTCCAACATATTCATCAAGGTAATTCGACATCTAATTTCTCCCGTCCTGCGAATTGATCTATCGCATAAGTTAATTGTTCTTTTAATGACCAAAACGTTCCGTCTGGCCAGTTTTGCGCCTCATTAGCACAGGGTTGGCAATAAAACCTCACCTGCCCTCTTCGGTTAGGTGTCTCGCTGACAACTTTCCAGACTGCTGGTACTTGTGCTTTTAAATGCCAAGTGCCGTCCTTTAATTGTCCCCAGCGAGATTTGCAGTAGTCGCACCATTGGTGATTGTTAGAGTTCCGAGTCAGACTCAACGTCATCCCAAGCTTCTGGTGTCTGAAATCTGGTGAAAGCCAAGATAGCGGAGTATCCAACGAGATCGAGATACGAATCCTCGCGCTCTGGACTTTCCACCATTCGGCTGAGCTTTGTCGCGATAAAAACGAGTGCAACGTCAGCTGGGTCTCTGAGCTGAACACCGAGTTGTCTCGCGATTTTGTAAATGCGTAATAGATTGTGTCTCGGATCGCCATATTCAAGCCCCCGGTCGGCGAGGGTGTCACCAGCATCCGAGAGCCAGTCACTTAACGATCTCTCTGACATTTAAGCTCGCTCTTCCTCTCTTGTATCCATCATTAAAAGCTTTGGCTTTGATGCCCAAAATGGCTCGGTGTAATAGCCACCAACCAGCGATAGTTAAGCTAAAGATTATTGCGTCTTGGTATTCACTCAACATCGGCATTAACTCCGAATCTGTCCAGCCAATAGGCGCTAATCTCTTGCCTACTCAATCGCCCTCTAACTGATTTGCGGCCTAATGACTCAACCGCATATCTGCGGATTAATTGGCCTTTAACGTAGTTTTTACCATCCGACCAAGCGCCGGAGGTGGTATCAAACCGAATTAAATTCGGCGTATTTATCATTTCTTCTCCCTTCTAAACCCGGTAAATGGATTTAGTGGGATAAATGTATTTAACTAAATGGATTTATACAAGTAGCAGCTCGGCGAGTCGGATATCTAGGTAGCCGGCTAGCTTTTGGACTGTTCCCTTATTGGCGAAGTCGGTCTTATCTGGCAAGGCCTTTAGAGCCCACTCAGGCTCGTTTATAGCCCCTAAATCGAAGCAATAGACCCCTTGTGGGGTGGAGTTGATATAAAGCGTCCTAGCGCCCGTTCTAGCCCTTATATCGGCTAAATAGTCCCATTTCTTCTTCTCGATTAAGAGAGTCGGGTAATGGGTGCGGCGGCACTTCATCTCGATATATGAATCGCCAGTAACGCCATCTGCTCGGTCGGTCGCTGATAGTGGCATTAAGTCCGGGAATACTGACTTTAGCGCCTCAAATAGCTCAACCTCGCGAAGGTAAATTAGACGTCCTCCTCGCCATCTTCCCACCCAATTTTCTTAATCGGATCAGAAGGGTCGATAACCCAGTCCGGCCAGCTAGAGCGATCCATAGCAAAAGCCAAAGCCGTTCCTTCGTCCATTCCATTCCGGCGGCAAGTTTCATAAATCTCTTTACAGGCGATAGCCCAAAAATCTAGCTTGGTAGGCAGCTCTTTAACTGTTCTGCGCTTTTTAGCCACTTTCTTAACTGGCTTTTTAACGCCGCGCTTTTGTGCCACCTTTAACCACTTTCTCCCGAAGAGCGATTTCCAAAGTAGATTCTAACTTATCGAGTCGCGAAATTAGTGGAATGTTCTCAAGTTTGATTATGTAGCGAAGTCCGGCGATTAGTAGAGCAATTGATCCGAGGACAGAAGCTACAAAGCCCGCGATGGTATTGGCGTCCATTACCGGACTTTTCCGTAACGCTCGTAATTAGGGTTGAGCCAGTTAATTATGCTCGGCAATACGGCAGCAATAGCAGCATTGGCTATTGTCTCGACATCCAAGCCGACCGCTAGATAAGTCGCTAGTGCTGTCGCTAGGAATGTCTTTGCCCAGCTTCCGGCCATTCTTTTTAGGTCGTTCAATTTCGCCTCCAAGCATCGGTATATTGAAAAACGAGCCGTCATTATCGCCTAAGGTTGTGAAGCTCAAGTGGAAATGCGACTTGTGTGGATTACTGCCCCGATACTTGCGCCATTTCCAATTAAGGATAGGCGAAGCAATTCTGCCGTTATAGATTATGTAAGAGATGCGCTTCTTCTTAGCCCGTTTAGCGTACTTGCGAATCTGCTCTACAAGGTCTGCGGTCTCGTCTATTGAAACACCCAGGTCGGCCGTAAAGTCGATAGCTCTCACCCAGCCATTAGCGTCCGGGTTATGATCCGATTTCCTAGCCGAATGACGAGCATCGCCCAAAGTGCCATCGCTTTTGCGACTGCGCTCCGGGTAATTGTCATCGAGCTGCTCTCTTATTTGAGCGGCTGCCTTAGATAGTTTCCAGCTCATTCTTCTACGAGATTGTGCCGTTTTCTTTGGTTTCCTGCATTTCATCCCAAACTGACTTCAAGCCAGACCAAGACGAGCCATCCTCGTATTTAACCAAAACGCACTCTTGACCAAGTGTATTTTCATAACTTTCAATAATCATAATTCACATCCAGTCCATAGAATAGTTGCCGTGGTGCTTGGGTAAATATATGAAGCGTTTCCAGCAGTTAAACCGCTAGCGCCAGTTACGACAATTTGACCCTGCGTTAATTGCGCTGAGTTAAAAACTCCAGTTCCGCCACCATCACCAAAAGTTGAAGTTCCTGCCTTTAGAGTTCCAGCCGTAATTGTTATTCCAGTTGGGGCTACTCTCGGTTGAACCAAAAATGGTGCATTGTAATAAGCAACACCTGAACCAGTTGCTTGACCTAAAATTCCAATAGTTGTAGTGCCAACATAGTGAACAGGCAAATATCTCTGGCAAGCGGCTAACTCGCCTTGAAGTGTGCCAGTTGCGGTTTGAAACGCGGTGGCTACTGAGCCAGCCTCTAGTTGCCAGCCCCAAGTGTCTATTGTCTGAACAGTATTATTTGCACCAGCACCAATAAGTGCTTTGACGTGAGAACCAGCACCAATGGTTTTACCACTAACCGATGGCATTGTTACTGTAAAACTAAATCTTTGCCAAGAAGTGGTTGCAGTAAATGTGCTTGAAACACCAGCAGCGACTTGTGTTGAACCTCCAGAACCAAAGTTCTGATAAAGTTGCAATGAAAAACTTCTGCTGCTATCAGATTTTACCCAAGCAGAAAATGTAACTGCCTGACCTGCAAGAGTTCTGACATCTTCTATTCTTTGTTCAAATGGATTATTATAAAGTTGCCCAGTAGATGCAACCGACATATTGTAGCGAGCAAAGTATTGACCTTCATACCCTGCTACTGGTGCAGTTCCGGGTG